GAAAGAAGATTTGAATGGAAATTTGGTGTTATATGGTTCGTTGCGATTGGATTGCCCGTACTATATTATGACCTTAACACGCGGAGAATTAGATTCTCTCGCTTCGGAATTGGAAGTGCCGGATAATGATAGTGTTTTTACGTTTGATGTTTTTATGTTTACATGTTTTTTGAGGTTTTCCCCTCTTTTGTGTTCAGTGATCGACTGTGATGTTAATTATGGTAAATATATATATGTTAGGAGCTTTGTGTTTGTTGAGTCTATCTCTTCTTTCTTAAGGAGAGACTTACGTTTATATAAGATAGATATTTTGAAGAAAAGATTGTATGTGTATGGCGAATTGTTAGATATTAAAAGTGTGTTTATGATAGATCAGATTAGGAGAGAAAGTACTACTTCAGATTTGATCTTTAGTGTTTCACGTTTGGCGATTGAAGACGTTGTTTTTATGTATATGCAGGAAACTGGTGTTATGCCACAATCTGGAAAGGAATATGCGGTCTCTAAGTACTTGAGGAAGGAGACTAGAGTGGCGACCTCTCAGGAGAAAGTGAGGAGGAAATTAGAGGATATAAAGAAAGTGGATCAGGGCTCTAAAAGGAAAAAGAATGTTAGGAGTCTCAAAAAGAAAGCGAGACATATGAAGATAGAGAAACATTCCGGAGAAGAGTCCAATATGCAGCAGATGGTAGATAGAGTGCTGAAGAAGCTGAATATACCAACTGACAAGTCTAAGGCGGAGATGGCAGTCGAGCTATTGGAGCAGCTGCTGATTTGTGGATATGGAATTTATAAGAAGAGTACTTTAATTACGATTTTAGGTATACTTACGACCTTTTACAAAGGGTCCATTAGTATTGATATTTTTAGAACTCTCAAGGAGTTCTTTTTGAAGGAGAAGGATTTTTCTAATTTGACATTGGAGGGACTATTAAGTTTATGCAAGTCGGCTCTGACCCATTGGGAGTCTTTTGCTAACAATCAGTATGCTTCATCATTTCTTACTTTTTGTAGTATGGTGTGGACTACTTTTGTTTCTCCGACGATTGGTATGGAACTTTTGTCGTCATCGACTTACGGTATTTTCTCAACTAAGGTATTTTCATTTTTTAGGAGAAACGATATTTTTGGAGGATTTCTTAAAACTTGTACGTACTTACTTAATGCCATAGATGTATTTGTTAGAACTGGTACTTTGAAGGGTTTTATATATACAGTGGAGTCGATTGACGAATTAGGTGATGAGTTCCAGGTGATAAGGTCGAACTTTACTCTCTACAGAACAGGAGATTTGGATTTTATTGTAGGGCTGAAGCATTATAAGTTTTTGGAGTCTTTGGATTCTTTTATAGCAAAGGCTACTGAGCTTGTAAATGCACTCAATCCAACAGATAGTAGAGCAGTTAAGGATTGGCTTAAAGAAGCAGGTAGAATGAAAGTTGAGTGTCAGACTATAGAAGCCCATACTAAGACGAGAATTGCCCCATTTTGTTTACGTCTTTTTTCTGGTTCTGGAATTAATAAGTCGCATTTGATGAAAGCAATTGTTGTGCAGATCCTTAAGTACAACAATATAGAGTGTGGTGATGAGTTTATTTACTATTTGAATGATCAAGATAAGTATGTTTCATCTTGGAAAAATTACACTACTGCTATTATGTGTGATGATGCTGCAAATGCTCACCCTGATAAAATTGAATTGTGTTTAGGAAATTTTATCTTAAAAGCGAGTAACAATCAGCCTCATAATTTGTTATCTGCGGGTGTGGAAGGCAAGGGAGCTCAGTTCAATAGAGCACTATTAATGATGTTTTCTGCAAACAACCCCATGATGAATTGTGACGTCGATTCGCAGTATCCATCATCTGTGGATAGGCGTATACATTATAGTATTGGTGCATCTGTTAGGAGAGAGTATAGAAAGACAGATGCGGATGGGAATGTTTCCACAATGATT